CCTTGACCCCATATCTGCAATGCTTGACATTGGCAGCAAAGTCCTAGACCGAGTGCTGCCCGACCCCGCGCAGCAAGCCGCTGCCAAGCTGGAACTACTCAAACTTCAGCAGAGCGGAGAGTTGGCCCAGATCACCGGGCAGATGGACATCAACAAAATTGAAGCGGCAAGCTCCAGTATCTTTGTCTCCGGCTGGCGGCCTGCCATCGGCTGGGTGTGCGGCGCAGGATTTGCCGTCCAATTCGTCGTCGGCCCGCTGGCTGAGTGGGGCTCGGCGCTGGCCGGTCACCCGGTCAAGTTCCCAACAATGGACACGGGCACCATGATGCCGCTGCTGTTGGGTATGCTTGGCCTGGGGGGTATGCGTACGGCTGAGAAAATGCAAGGCGTGGCCGCAAAATGACGCCTAATTTCACGCTGGCAGAATTAACTGTTACCGATCACCGAGAGTTTAAAAATGAACCTAACCCTAGTGAAATTGCAAATCTCCAACGCTTGGCTGGCCTGCTGGAACAAGTTAAAAGCGTTTTGGGCGGCGTACCAATCATGGTCAACAGCGCATTTCGGAGCAAACAAGTAAATGACGCGGTAGGCAGCAAAGACACCAGCCAGCATCGGCTCGGCTGCGCTGCGGACATTCGCGTCCCTGCAATGACGCCAGATCAAGTGGTCAAAGCGGTCATAGCGGCCAAGCTACCTTTTGACCAACTAATCCGTGAGTTTGACCGTTGGACGCACATTAGCGTACCCAATGACCCCAAGGGCAAGCCTCGGGGTCAAGTGCTAATCATCGACAGCAAGGGTACTCGCCCGTATTAACTGCATAGCGTCCTTCAGGTCACCGCGCAATTGCTCAATGGCGTCCTGTTGGGCTTGCATTCGTAAGTACGAATCCAAAGCGAATTTCGCTAAGGTTTCGTGGTTCCACGCGGCAAAGTTGGGTAGGTCTGACATTTTTTGGTCTAGGTTTAGGACAATCTTTGGGCGGCACTACCGCGCACCATACAGCTTGCGGTGGCAATTGTTGCTCGGCTTCTAGCCACCTATCTATGTAAGTATCAGGCATATTTTGCAGCGCAGCATAAATCGTGTCGTGTTTCTTTTCTAGTTGTTCGGATATCTCTTTTGTTGTCAAGCCGTCTTGATATTGATGCAATAACTGCCTGATTTTTGGGTGACTTGGTTTCATGTGTTCTTCTCCTTGAGTTTGGATTCAATTGCACGGGCAAAGTCTTTTACCCGAATTTCACTCGGCGCGTACTTGATGATTCCTTCCCATATCTGCATGGCTTCCGCATCCGTCAGCCCTACCCGCTGGTACACCTGTGTATCGTCATCGTCTAGCTTGTCCTGCGCCGCTGCCTTTTTGCTTTGATAGCCTGTCATGTTGTTCCCCTTGCTGCCTTTGTTTGCCCACGCCACTCATACACGGTCATCGGAAACGGAACACGAAACCCTTTTGAGTCCCATTCCAAATCCCATAAACCAATGAGCCCACCCATAATTCGAACGCGGCATTCGTACATTCCCTGCCGTACAGGGTGAATGTGTCTCGGATACCATTTTGTTTTCCCCTTGGTCATGTGTTTCCCCTTGCTCTAATTTGGTTAGCCAAGTATTCAGCGCAATCAACAGTGTCTCGACTTGCGTACAACTCAGAGACTTGCCAATCACACACCTTTGCACAGGCTTCACGCTCCTGTGCTGCTACCAAGGCGGCAAAGCGTTCAACGCAACCCATCAAACCCTTAAAGTCATCAGGCCAGAATTCAGCGGATTGAAACCCCGCTTGCTTTGCTAGTTCAATGATGTTCATCACTTCCCCCAATACCAAACAGTGAACAACATTATTGCTGCGGGAACAGTTATAAAAGCAATCAATCCTTTAAAACTATTAGTAACGTCCTCGTATGGGTCATCTATTCCGCGATGCAGATTTATGAACGCCTCGTTCACTTCTTTAGCGCGTTGCTTTCTGATAGGGCAGTCCCTGCCCTGATTGCAAATTCCTTCGTATTCGTTACAGCAGTTCATTTGTATTCCTTTAAACGTGTGTTTAAACGCTCAATGCGAACTAGGCTTAGATCAAGACACGCTTTTGCGTGCTCAACTTCTGTTTCAGCTTCAAGGCGGTCTAGGTGGGCCTGCTTGAGTTCGTAAGCAATGATTTCAACTGGCGGCAAGTAACGGTAATAAGCCTTAAAAAATCTTAAAAATTTCATGGTAATTTAGCTTCCTTTAGTAGTTCAAGTTTCAGCAACCGTACTTTTTAAAATAAAAATCTTTGGCGGCTTTTATTTTGCTAAACGCATCTGCGTATTTAATTAAATATTCTTCATGCGGCAAGGCTTTTTCCTTGTTTGCTTTAAAGTAATCTTCTTCTGCTTGTGCTAACACTTTGGCGTACAGCGTCGGGTTTTCAGCTATGTATGCATCAACATCGATAGGCAAAACCCAACGCCGTGTTGCAAAATCAAACCGTCTTCCTAAGATAAGCATAGCCATCCAAGCACTCTTTATTGGATGTATTGGGGGCCATACAAGTCCTTCATACGGGTCTGTCTCGTACTCAAACACTTTGCCGTTGTTCCACTCATCGGCTAGGCTTTTGGCCTCTGCTTCAAGGGCAAACACATGGCCTGGGCGGTCAGTGAACGTAAGGACGTTTAGCCCGTTCTTGTTCTTGATGCCCCACCATCCATTAGGGCCAATGGCTTCGGCTTGGTAAGGGCCAAAGGCAAAATACCTAGCTGGCTGTGCGGTCATCAACTTTCTCCATTTTTAAAAAGTCCATCAAATGCCCGTTCCACATTATTTTTTCAACGGGTACGTCATGCGGCGTGGTAAAAATCTTGTCTTTGTGACGCCATGTTCGCGTTACTCTTGAGATGTCGTATTGCGGAATGGCATACCCCGCGTCATACAGTTCTTGTGAAGATTTCATCAATCTGCTCCTATTTTTAAATTCTAGCATATTGCTAGAACGGGATTTCGTCCCAGATCCAATACTCACAGTCAACCGTGCCGTGAATCCAATCCTCTGGTGGTCTTGCCTTAAATTGCTGACAATTTCCATTGTTAAATTTGTTGCAATGCATACAAGACACTTTGATATGTTCAAGTTTCAGTAGCTGTTGTTTCAAGTGATTCTTGATTGCGTTTAGTTCGATTAAATTCATAGTGCGTGATCTCCGTAAATTTGCCGTTTTGGCGCGTTGCAATTTGGATGGGCTCAATAATTTGATAGTCTTGGAGCCAATTTAGTATTCTTTCTACACTAGTTGGGTAATGCACTGGCTCACGTTTAAGCCACCAGCTTTCTGCCTTTTGCCTAGCGTAACCCGTATGGTTAAAGCACACCCATTCGCTGGCCACTCGCATAAACCCGTCGTAATAATCAACCCTCACACTGTCTGGCTTACCCTCTTTGCGGTGCAGCTTGTACTCAACCCTGCTGATGTCGTGCCAGGTAACTTCTTGCTCACGTTGGGCTGACAGCAGCGCTGCATAAGATACCTTGGCATCCTTGGGCGCCTGAATTTCTTCCCTTATAACTTCCCCACAGAACACGCAAACAAGGGCAGCAGGGGCGTTGCGTTCTCCGCAACCAGGGCAGATGCTATAGGGTGCTTCCTGTGGCCCTGTGGCCCGTTTGGCGCGTCCCTTGATGGCGTCCACCGGGCCCAGGCGTTCGACGGTATCGGTAAAGTCCAGCACCAGGCAATCGGTCTTTCCATCAGCAATCCTGGTCCCTCGGCCCATGCCCTGGACGTACAAAACCGGCGACTTGGTTGGCCGGCACCAAATAATGCAGTCAACGTCTGGCACATCAAACCCTACCGACAAAGCCAGCACGGTAACCAAGCACTGTATTTCACCGGCTCGGAACTCGCGGATGTACTGCTCACGTTGCTGCTTTGGCGTTTCACCGCAAACAACCTCGCTGGCAATGCCAAGGTCGCACAGCTTGTCAGCCAAGCGCTCGGCATTGTCCACGCTAGGGGTGAAGGCAATCCACTTGTGGCGGACTGCAGCCAAGTGGACTGACTCGCGGGCAACCTTGTCCAGGTAACCGTCTACCAGCACGGAAAGTTCTCCAACCTTGTAATCACCATTAGCAATGCCTACTTGGCTGGCGTCAATGCGGGTTGTCATTTTCTGGACCGGAGGTATCAGCGGGGCAATAAACTTCTGGTCCAACAATTCTTGCATGGTGACTCGGCTGGCGATGCCGGTGAACAATGGATTGTCGCCGTCGGTCAGCCAGACCTGGTTGCCCCTAAACGGGGTGGCCGTCATGCCAACCGTGCGGAACTGGCATATCTCGCCCAGCTTGGCCAGAAAAGTTCGGTACATCCCGGCGTCCGATGCCTTGTTATTTACCAGGTGCGCTTCGTCAATGATCACGGCCTTGATGTCACCCAGCAAGTGTGCCGACTTGTGGATGCTGCCAATGGTGGCCACAATCACATCGGCCTGGTGTTGTTTCTTGCCCAAACTGGCGCTTACAAAGCCAACGTGAATGTTGGCCGGCAACAGCGCGGTCAACTTGGCAGCGTTTTGCTCGGCCAACTCTTTGCTGGGCACCAGCACCACAGTGCGGGGGCGGTAGTCTGGCCATTGCTCCCACATCTGTCGCACAATCTCGGCGCAGATTA